AGAAAGATTCCACCTAGATTTCATCATAAGTTATTTTTATGTCCTAAATTTAAACAATGGACAAATTCTATAATCCCAGGAAAATTTGCAAACATAGATAAAGATGAGCCTAGAATCATTATACCTTTCTTAGATGAGAATAAATCGTTCTTTGGGTTTCAAGGTAGGAGTTTTAGCTCTTTTCAAATTCGATATATAACAATCATGATTGAAAACAGACCTAAGATCTACGGTCTGGATGATTTGGATAAAGAAGAAAAGATTTATGTTTTCGAAGGACCAATAGATTCTATGTTTGTGACTAATAGTATTTCTACTGCTGGCGGGGATCTGACATCCACATTAAACTCTCTAAAAGTTCCTAAAGAAAAAATTGTTGTTATCTATGACAATGAACCTAGAAGCAAAGAAACTATTTCAAAAATTGACAAAGCCATTGATAAAGGATATAATGTATGTTTGTGGATGAATAATATTTTTGATGGATTTAAAGATGTTAATCAAATGATTATTGAATCTAAAAGATCAAAAATAAATCTAGACAATATTAAAGAATTGATAGATCAAAATACCTTTAGTGGATTGAAAGCTAAATTGAATTTGTTATATTGGAGTAAGGTATAATGATAGAAATAAAAATTAAAGATGAGAATTATAATTTGATGTTGTATTTGATGCAATCCCAGCCATTTTTAGAATCAATTCACAGAATGACCATTACATCTCCTAATTATAGAGAAGAAGGAATTAGAGGTTATGTAGCTGTTGATGTTGAATTTATAGTAAAAGATCTTTTTGAATTTTCTAATGAATTTCAATTAGTATATAAGAGGTGGAAAAAATGGTAGGAACGGATTTCTCATATGAAGATGAATCAATAAAGAATCATAAATTGAACCCACCTAAGAGCCATGAAGCGGCAAATACAATCAAAAAATTTGTACTATATAGATTTGTTGATGTGTCAGGTATTTCAGGTGAAGGTCCTGTAGCTGTTGGTGTTCAATTTAATGGAAAGAAGTGTGTTTTAAATTGGTTGAATTCTAGAGTCAATGTAGACAGTTTAGCTTTTTATGATTCAATACAAGATTTAGAAAAGGTTCACGGACACGATGGTAGGACTGTGGTAATATTTACAGAATAATGAGGATATAATGAAAGTTGAATTAATTTCTTATACACAACCCAATAAAGAATATTTTGCCAATGATGAAGTTTACACTTTAACTGAGCTTATAGCTTATTGTGCTCGCGTATCAAATCCAGCAAATCAGATAAACAGCGAAACTGTAGATAGGCTGTTAAAATATCTCATAAAGAATAAGCATTGGTCGCCATTTGAAATGGTCGATATTACATTGCGAATTGAAACTACAAGAGACATCGGCCGACAAATTCTTAGACATGCTAGTTTTCGTTTTCAAGAATTCAGTCAACGTTATGCAGATCCTACACAACTAGGATATGAACTTAGAACTGCTAGATTACAAGATCCAAAGAATCGCCAAAATTCAATTATTACAGATGATGAAGAATTGATTCGTCAATGGAATGAGTGGCAAGAAGAAGTCATGTTTTTGGCTAAGAAAGCTTATGAATGGGCAACTGAACATAATATTGCCAAAGAAGTTGCTAGGTGTGTGTTGCCTGAAGGCATGATGAATTCAACAATGTTTGTAAAGGGATCTATTAGATCATGGATTCATTACATTCAAGTTAGAGAAGAAATAGGCACACAGCTAGAACATAGATTGATTGCAATTGAATGTGCCAAAGTAATTTTTAAAATATTCGAAGGAATATACGAACGTTAAAAGAACAACAAGAAGAAGGGATTATATGAATAACTATCAAACTTACATTGCATTAAGTCGCTACGCCAAATATTTGATGAATGAAGAACGTAGAGAAACTTGGCAAGAATCTGTAAAAAGATATTGCGATTATTGGAAGGAAAAGTATGAGATCTTTCCATATGAACTAGTATATAATGCAATGCTTAAGCTTGAAGTTATGCCTTCAATGCGCGCACTTATGACCGCAGGTAAAGCATTAGATCGTGATAATGCAGCAGGATATAATTGTTCTTATTTGGCAATCGATGATCCTCGCGCATTTGATGAGGCTATGTACTTGCTAATGTGTGGTTGTGGAGTAGGATTTTCTGTAGAAAGACAATTCATTAATAAGTTGCCCTCTATTCCTGAAGAACTATTCCCCACAGATACGGTTCTCAAAGTAAAAGATTCAAAGATTGGCTGGGCATCAGCGTTCAAAGAATTGGTTAGTTTATTGTACTCAGGTTCGATTCCTGCATGGGATCTTAGTGCATTGCGTCCAGCTGGCGCACCTCTAAAAACATTTGGTGGGCGTAGTTCAGGCCCGGGTCCATTAGAAGATTTGTTCAAGTTTGTTATTACTGTATTTAAAGAAGCTGCAGGCCGAAAACTAAATTCTATTGAATGTCATGATATCATGTGTAAGATTGGAGAAATTGTGGTTGTGGGCGGTGTTCGTAGATCAGCTATGATTTCGTTGTCTAATCTATCCGATGATAGATTGCGTGATGCTAAGATGGGGCAATGGTGGATTGATAATGTTCAACGTGCTCTATCTAATAATTCAGTTGCGTACACAGAAATTCCTGACATAGGTCAATTCATGAAAGAATGGAAAGCCCTTTATGATTCTAAATCAGGTGAGCGTGGAATATTCAATCGCCTAGCTTCAATTAGAAAAGCTAAAGAAAATGGTCGTCGTGATTGGGAGGTTTTAGCTGAAAATGCAGGAACAAATCCTTGCGGTGAAATTTCGTTGCGCTCAATGGGTTTTTGTAATTTGACAGAAGCTGTTATTCGCGAATCTGATGATATCAAGTCCCTTGAAGAGAAAGTGAAAATTGCTGCCATCATTGGAACATTTCAATCCACTTTGACCAATTTTAGATATTTGAGAAAGCAGTGGAAGAAGAATGCTTCCGAAGAAAGATTATTGGGTGTATCTTTAACAGGTATCATGGATAATCAGTTAACTTCAAATCGAAAGGGCGGAGATAAACTAACTGAAACGTTGAAACATCTTAAGCAAGTTGTCATTGATACAAATAAAGAATGGGCTGATAAGTTGAGTATAGAACAATCTGTGGCTACTACCACTGTTAAGCCATCGGGAACAGTATCACAGCTCGTTGATTCAGCATCAGGAATTCATGGCCGTTATTCTCGTTACTACATTAGAACAGTTAGAAATGATAAGAAGGATCCTCTTTCAGACTTTCTCATTCAACAGGGTGTACCATATGAAAGCGACATAACAAAACCTGAATCAACTTGGGTTTTCAGTTTTCCTATGAAGGCTCCATCTAATGCAGTTTTGGCCAACGAGTTAACGGCTATAGATCAATTAGAAATGTATAAACTGTATAATACATATTGGGCAGAGCATAATGTTTCTATTACAGTCTACGTAAAAGAAAACGAATGGATGGAAGTTGGTGCTTGGGTTTATAAGAATTTTGAAAGCATCAATGGAGTATCATTCTTGCCATATTCTGAACATTCATATAAACAAGCACCTTATCAACCAATTAATAAAGAAGAATTTGAAAAGTTGAATTCAGAAATGCCAACAATCAATTGGGATGATTTTAAGATTAAAGAAATAGAAGATAACACACATGGCGCACAACAATTTGCTTGCGTGGGTGGAGTGTGTGAGCTCGTCTGATAAAATTTTTGTATTTGGATCTAATCTAGCAGGCCGTCACGGAAAAGGTGCGGCCTTGCTAGCATACCAACGTTACGGTGCAATATATGGGCAAGGTGAAGGGTTGCAAGGCATGTCTTACGGAATCCCTACGAAAGATGAAAAAATAAGAACCCTTCCTTTAGAAACTATATCAAAACATGTATCGAAATTTTTGCGTTTTGCTAGAGAAAATCCTGATTTAGTTTTTACAGTTACTGCAATAGGTTGTGGATTGGCTGGCTATAAACCATCAGAAATAGCTCCGATGTTTTTATGGCATACTAAAAATGTGATATTACCCGAATCTTTTAAGGATGTTATTAATGAAATTAGATGTAGTTTTGAGGACCCATGATGGAGTCAATATTCATAAGGATAGAGAAAGATATTGTGGTATAAGTAAACATGATCTTATTCTCAAATGTGTTCAATCATTGATCAATTCAATTAATATTGTTCCTAAAGAGTTATCTGATGATATAAAAATAATAATTCTTGATGACCATAGCTCAGAAGAATTATTAAATCAGTTAGATTATAGATTTACTTATTATTGCAGATATCCTTTTGAATTGAGATCCTTACCTGAAAGAGGACATCATTATAGCGGGGTTGAACAATTTAGAGTTTGTAAAGATGAAGGTAGAGAATTAATTTATTCCGTTGAAGATGATTACCTTCACTCTCCTAGTGCAATGACAGAAATGTTAATGGATTATGAGTTATTTACTATGAAAACAGGTAAACAAATTTGCATATATCCTTTTGATATGCCTGATGAGTATCAACCACCCTGGCTTCAACCACAATGGGTTGTGCATGGATTGGCTAGACATTGGAAAACAACTCACTGGACAACACACACATTTATGACTGATAAAAATGTTGTAGCTGAGAACTGGGAAACGTTTCATTTGTGTGCTAGCAAATATGGAATTGATGGCATACATGAAGGAAATACTATTTGTAATATTTGGAAAGAGAAGGTTACGGTATTCTCGCCTATTCCTAGTTTAGCTTTACATATGCAATTTGATACACAGATAGATCCATATATTGATTGGAAATTTTGGATGGAAAATTATACAAAATGCGTGGTTCCCAAGAATGAAAATTGAAAAAAGAAAAGATGGATTTTGGTGGCCGAGTTGTGATGAGGTAACATATAATTGGACACATGTTGAAGAGGGGTTGCCTGAAGCAATTTGTAAACATCTTACACAAACAAGAAATGTTATACATGCAGGTGGAAATGTAGGGATATATACTAAGATATATTCAAGAATATTTCAAAATGTTTATGTGTTCGAACCAGAACATGAAAATTTTGTGTGTTTGACATTGAATTGCCAAGATGAAAATGTATTTGTATTTCGTGGTAGCTTGGGTGATAAAAACCATTTTACATCTATAGATAAAGTTCAAAAAAATAATTGTGGATCGTATGTTACGAATAATTCTATCGGGAATATTCCTATGTTCACAATAGATTCTTTAAACATTGAAAATCTAGATTTGATTCATCTAGATGTTGAGGGATATGAAAGTTTTGTTTTAGAGGGTGGTACGTCTACAATTCAACAACAGCGACCAATAGTTGCTGTTGAATGGTTGAACAATTGTCAAAAATTTGATAGGTCTCAGAATGAGATTCATGATTTTTTCATAAAATATTTAGAATATCAAGAATACATAGATATTTCTAATGAACGAGTTTTTATTCCATAACAATAATAGAAAGGATTATGATGTCTGAAGAAATAAAAAAATGTGATAATTGTTTAGCTGAATTTGAAGTTATATCAGTTAATAAAATATCACAAGAACTAGATTCTATGTATTGCCCATTTTGTTCATTTGAATTGGTTGAGTATGTTGAAGAAGAAGAATTTGATGAATCAGATTACGAGTCTGATTATGAAGAAGATGATTATTGATGTAACATGAAAGCAAAATATTGTGGGATTGACTATTCCCTAACGTCACCTGCAATATGTGTGTGGGATAATAATTTTACTTTAAATCCTTTAAATTGTAAAATTTACTATTTGACTTCTGTTAAAAAAAGTGTTTTGGTTAATGAATTTTTTGTAGGAAAAATATATCCACCCAAATGGTCTTTTGAAGAAGAAAGACATGATATAATATCTAATTGGGCATTCAATATTGTGTTTGATGTGAATCCTAAAAAAGTTTTTATTGAAGGATATTCATATGGGTCAGTGGGAAAAGTTTTTAATTTAGCGGAAAATATGGGATTGTTGAAGCATAAGCTATGGAAGAATGGTTTTAGATTTTCAGAAATTCCACCTACTACTATTAAAAAACATGCTACGGGAAAAGGCAATGCTACTAAAGATATCATGAATTCCCAATATATCACTGAAGGAGGTCCAGATTTAAGAACTCTCTTTAAAATGACACCTTCTCAGTGGAATCCTACGTCAGATATTATAGATAGCTACTATGTTTTAAAAACAGGGGTTGAAAAAGATCTTTAAAATCAATAGGTTAGCGGGTATTGATTTAATTAAATAGATCATGTAATATTACAGTATAATGTGTGAACGAGGAGTGCTTGAATGAATGTAGTTACCTCTTCTATCGGTTCTGGCCTGACGCAAATGTCTTTTAGCAATGGTCTGACTGTCATCTTTTCTAAAGATACTCCTGTCGCTGCAGAAGCACCTGGTATCGGTCGAATTCAAACCGAGCGGTATATCGGTGCTAATACGGGCAAGACCGTTTCTGCTAAATTTATCAATTCTCTTCTTGAGAACACCCTCAGCTAAAAATGTACACAAAAATCTGGTTGGATGATTTACGGGATGCACCTGATGAATCGTGGTGGGTCTGTCGTAATTCAGCAGAAGCTATCTTTTTCTTGACTGTTTCTGTTAAAAACGGAAACCCTTTCTTTATAAGTTTTGACCACGATCTCGGCGGCGATGATACTTCTATGCGAGTAGTAAATTACCTGCTTAATAGAGACATGGATGAAAACTTTTCTTTTTTAAAGAATTTTGACTTCAAAGTGCATAGTGCCAATCCCGTCGGTGCAGAAAATATACGCTTGAAATTGGAAAATCATTTGAGGTATTCTCGTGACTAAGAATCTGCGCAAACCTGGCATCTTAGTTGAAGTTGCTGTCTCAAACCCTTTTTGGGACAAATATAATATTCCACAGCCAAATTATAGGCTTTATAAAGGAGTCACTCGCGAGCCGTTCAAATGGGTTTCAGCAGAATCTTTCTGCATGTCGGGCGATGAACATATAGATACCCGAGTTATTCAATTTAAAAATATTTTAAAATTGAAGATTGGAGATACATACCTTTCAGATCAAGAAATTAAAAATTTAACTTCAGGTAAAATTTCTTTTGATAAAGTTTTTAAAGTTAAGGGCTCAAAAGGAGATGAGTATGTAGTTACATATTCTCATAACAAAGGATGGTCTTGTACTTGTACAGGATTTGGATTTAGAAGTAAATGTAAACACATTGAATCGAAAAGAAACGAGATTAAATAATGCCCAGGATTAAGAAGATTGATATGAACCTTTCCATGCTTGAAAGAGTTCACAACATTAGTTTTGGAAATTCTATTAATGAAGAATATTCTTCAAAAAATATGACATTTTCTAATACTATCAGCGAGCTAAGTTATAAGCTAAAGGAATTGGCTCCGCTCATCGTCGATGATGTACTTTGTAACAAAGTATCTGCTATTGCTCATATTATGGATAGAATGGAATATTCTCGTCTAACAGACGAAGATAAGACAATTCTAAAGGAAGTTTTCTATGCGGGGGTTAAAAATAATCTAGTAAATGACCTACAAACTGCTTGACACACATCTAAAATGATGTAGTATTATTGTATGTGATGAAAGTCACATTAACACAATTAATTTTTTATGAGGATATATTATGAATAGCAATCTAGCTGAAAAAGCCCTAACCATTCTTTCTGACCGTAAGAATATTTCTAAGGACAACCTAGCAAACAAGCTTGGTACCAAGAATGTAAAGGCTGCGATTGAAAACCTACGCAGCTTGGGTTATGCCATTTATACTAACAAGAATGGCAACGGAGTTTTCTATCGTATGGGTAATCCAACCCGTGAAGTTGTTGCTGCAGGATATGCTGCTCTTGCCAAGAATCATCCTTTCGGCAAGTAATTAGGGTTCTGTTATTAACAGAACATATGTTAGCATGGCGTAATTATGTTAACGAAACCCAGCTTAACGGCTGGGTTTTTCATTTGAGGTAATTTAAATGGATATTGCTGAAAAAAAGAGCTTCATGCTAACACTTTTGCATGAAGGTATTTTAAATGTTTCTTTTACAAAGGTGGATGGATCTCATCGTGATATGAAATGTACTCTTAAGAAAGAGTTGCTACCTGAATCATATATAGATAGTACTGAAAATAAAAAGAAGGAATCGACAGAAACCATCTGCGTATGGGACCTTGACAAAGAAGGTTGGAGATCTTTTAGAATTGATTCAGTTAATGGATTTTCTTTTGAATCATAAAATGAGGAATATTAATGAATAATTATTGGGGATATCATCTAATTTTAGATTGTAAAAATTGTGACATTAGCAAAATTACAGATGATGAAGTTATTAGAACATTTGTTCAAACTCTTGTTGCGCGTATAGATATGGTTGCATATGGTGATCCAACTATAGTACATTTCGCAACACACGATCCACAAAAGGCAGGTTATAGTTTAGTTCAGCTAATAGAAACATCTTCTATAACAGCACATTTTGTTGATATTAATGGCGACGGATATCTTGATGTATTCTCTTGCAAACCTTTCAGCATTGAAGATGTTGAAAAAACAGTAGTTGAATTTTTCAATCCGTTATATATTAGAAAAACTTATTTGACAAGACAGGCCTAAATTATGCCAATAGCAGCAGATGAAGTATCACAGAACGCAATGGGTGGCACTGAGCAAATGAAGTATGGGTTGGCTGACAGGCTTGACCCAAAATTGCTTGATGAAGTACAGATTGTAGCATCTCGAGTTAGAGAGTTAGATAAAGACAAAATTAGAATTTTCTGGGCACATGATCTACCAGGAGATCCTGAGTCTGAATTTCTAAAAAATAAAGGATATGATAAGTTTCATAGGCTGGTATTTGTATCTAATTGGCAGATGCAAGCATATATTAACTATTATCAGCTTCCATGGAGCAAGTGTGTAGTATTGCAAAATGCAATAGAACCCATTCCTGTACACGAGAAACCTACGGATAAAATTAAGTTAATTTATTTTTCAACTCCCCATAGAGGATTGAATATATTGACTGCTGTGTTTGATGAGATTTGTAAGAAGTATGATAATGTAGAATTGGATGTTTATTCATCTTATAAACTATATGGATGGGATTCTAGAGATAAAGACTATGAGGCTCTTTTTGAAAGATTGCGTTCTAATCCAAAAGTTAGCTATCATGGCGCAGTATCCAATTTTGAAATTAGAGAGGCTTTAACTAAAGCACACATTCTAGCTTATCCATCAATATGGCTAGAGACTTCATGTCTAGTATTGTTAGAAGCAATGAGTGCAGGTTTGATATGCGTTCACCCTAATTTCGGTGCATTGTATGAAACAGCAGCAAATTGGACATTGATGTATCAATGGAATGAAGATATGAGCAAACATGCTACAATTTTCTATTCCGTCTTATCTACTGCTATTGATGAGATTCAAAGTTCATTGTTATCAGGAGATGAACAAAAGAAGCAATTGCTAGCTGATAAACTTTCAGCACAAAAATCGTATGTCGATCTTTTCTATTCTTGGAAAAATAGAACATATGAATGGGAAGCCCTTCTTAAGAGTTTGCTAGATGAGCCCAGAGATTTTCCAGGGGAATTTTTCTCATACAGCAGTGGGTATTGACATTATTTAATATAGATGATAAAATGATTATACAGTAATTGAGATTAAATAATGGCTAAGTTAACTAATGTAGATTTCAAGTACTTGGGAACCGAACCCAAGCGGTTTGATGTGCCGCTAACACTTGATAGTGTTGAACTAATCAAGTGTTTCAATTGGTATAATCATTTTCATTCCAAAACAGATGCCAAGAAATGGTGTTTAGAGTTTGCAAAGAAAGAAAAATCTCTGTATAAGCTTCTATCACATGTTCATGAAGAACATTTTCCCATGGCTTATGGTTCTATAGCTAAACTGTATATTAATGGTGTGAATTTAGATCAAGCTGTAATTGAAAAGCTTGAAAAATTTCTACAGACAATAATTTCTAAATCTTCTAAAGAAGAAAAAGTTGAAGTAGCATCTTCTACAGAGGTTGTGTCTATTCAAGAAAAAATGATTGCCAAGGCGAATGCAATCATTGGAGAATTGGAAGAAATTTTCGATGAACAGCATGCTTTTATTAAAGGTAATAAACCTGTAACATTTAGTCTGTATACCTTCCTCACAAAAAATCAAATAAAGAAGCAATATTGCAGTCGGATTACAGAATTTTATTCTGCAAGGCTGAGTGAATTGCTAGAGGCAAAGGAGGAAAGTGATGAGCAGGTTACGGAAGCATATTCATATCTTTCTAACAAGCAATATAAGAAGCTTGTTGAATATTTCACATCCTTGATAGATGATAGCAAACGTTATTCCTCAAACTCTACAACCAAAAGAGTTGTACGAAAAAAGAAAGAGAAACCTATTCATAAGGTAGTAGGTGCTGTCAAATATATGAAGCAATTTTCAGAATTGAAATTGGTTAGCATTGACCCTGCTAATATTGTAGGGGCTCAGCAATTGTGGATGTATAATGTAAAATATAAAAAGTTAACAAGATTTGATGCATTGGGTCCTGTTGGCCTATCTGTAAAGGGAACATCAATTGTAAATTTTGATGAAAAGAATTCTGTTAGCAAGTCTCTTAGAAAACCTAAAGAGACTCTAGATAAAGTTTTGTCTGGGGGTAAACTTATTTTACGAAAATTGATGGATGAGTTGAAAACTAAAGAACAACTCGTTACAGGACGCATAAATAACGATGTAATCCTCTTAAGAGCTATTAAATGACAAACAATATAGTTCACTTCCCAAAAACAAAAAAAGATTCGCCACCTCAATCATTTGAGGAGATGTATTTAAATATCCAATCAGTAAGAAAAGAACGAATTGAAATTGCAGTTTATGAGATTGTTCCGATCATAAGTGAGCTTTTATTCCGTGAAGGATTTGACTTAGAAAAAACAGAATACCTGAAAGATTCTGCTTTGATTATTGAATCAATACGCTCTGCATTGTGTAGAATATATGGATTGGATCATGAATTGCAAGAATTGGCTGATAAGAGTTTTCAAATTCAATTGCCGACTATTGATGATATCGAAACAAGCGAATCAACTCCTCAAGCAAATAATCAAATCTAATGTCAAAAGAAGAAACAGTTGTCAAGGTAGAGCTATCGTATAAACGACATAAAGCCATGTACCTATTGGGATGGCTTATGATGGTAGGTTCTTTTGTTGGAATTATATTTTCACCTACTGAATATGTTGGATATCTTTCTATATCTACTTTTATCGGTGCTATCTTATATTTTATGTCCAAATTTTTAGATTGGTGGGACCGCGGAAGCGTTCAATAAGGATTTATTATGATTATAATTGATATGAGCCAGGTTATGACGGCAAACCTTATGGTTCAAATAGGTGATAGAAGTGGCGGAATAGAATTGAATGAAAGTGTATTGCGACACATGATTTTAAATTCTATTCGTTCTTATAGAACCAAATTCAAAGCGCAATATGGTGAACTTGTGTTGGCTTTTGATGGTCCCAATTCTTGGAGAAAAACCTTTTTCCCTTTCTACAAAAAGAATAGAGAAAAAATGCGTGTGGAATCTCCTATTGATTGGAATACGGTATTTGAATATTTCACTAATATTACAGAAGAATTAAAATTGTATTTTCCTTATCCTGTAATTAAAATTCCTGGTGCTGAAGCCGATGATGTTATTGCTAGCTTAGTTAAAGCTTTTGGCAATGATACAGGAATGAATTATGGCGAGCCTCTTCTAATTATTTCAGGTGATAAAGATTTTGCTCAGTTGCAAACATATTCAAATGTTTCGCAATTTGATCCTATTTTCAAGCGTTGGATTAAAGTGGATGATCCGATTAAAGCTTTGAAAGAACATATAATTCGAGGTGATGTGGGTGACGGTGTTCCCAACATTTTCTCTCCCGACAATTGTTTGGTTATGAAAATAAGACAAAAACCCATTCGCGAAGTTAAGCTAAAAGAATGGCTGAATCAAGAAATTGATGAATATTGTACAACTGAAGAACTAAAAAGAAATTATATTAGAAATAAAACATTAATTGATCTTGCAGAATCTCCGGTATCGATATATAATCAAACAATGGAAATATATAAAGGACATGAAAAACCTGCTAGAATGGGTTTGATGAATTACTTTATTAAAAACAGATTAAAGAACCTAATGGAATGTGTTGGTGATTTTTAAAAATGAAAAAAATGATATCTACTATATTAGAAGAAGTTTCAACTGAAAAATCAATTAATGAGAAGATTAGAATCCTTCAAGAAAATGATTCTTCTGCGCTACGAACAGTGTTAGTTTTTGCATTACACCCCGATGCAAAATGGCTTTTGCCTAAAGGTAAAGTTCCATACAAATCTATTTCTGCTTTAGAAAATGATACCCTATTATATTCTGAAGCACGCCGCTTATACCTTTTCTTAGAAGGTGGCAATCCAAATTTAAATCAGTCTCGCCGCGAACATCTTTTTATTCAGCTGTTGGAATCATTGCCGCCAGCTGAGGCTAAGCTTCTTGAAATGGTTAAAGATAAGAAGCTTCCAAAAGGGATAACGCCTTTCCTTGTTAATAAGGCGTTTGGAGAGTTAATACCAACTGAAACTGTAGAGGAAAAAAATGAGCAAGTCTAAACAGAGTTATCGCAATTTTCGAGAATATCGAGATGAGGATGATAACAATCGAGGAGATTTCAAGGATCACCACGAACGTAGACGAAACAAGAAACTTAAAAATGCGATTAGAAGTCGTAATATTAAAGACTTGGTAGATTTGGAAGAACACGATTAATGCCTACATACGTCTTCCATAACACAGAAACAAAGGAGGAATGGACTGAAATTATGTCCATTTCTTCTTGTGAAAAATTTCTTTCTGAGAACCCGTTGATTGAACTTAGACATTATTCAACGCCATTGATTGTGCGCGGAGTAAATGCTAAGCCTGATAATGCATTTAGAGATGTTTTAAAGGAAATCAAAAGAAAACATAGAGGTAGTAATATCAACACATTCTAACAAAAGGGGTTCTAATGTCTGCTGAAAAAAAGAGACTAACAAGAAGAGAAAAAAGAATAGCTAGACAAGAGGAGGAACGAGTAGAGAGTCACCAATCAATACCTAAACCGAAGCTCGCATTACAAAGAATTAACCCATTAACCTATAATCAACAAAAAACTTTTGAAGAATATAGAAAAGGGCAACATTTACTTTTACACGGGACAGCGGGAACAGGTAAGACTTTTATCTCATTATACCTAGCATTAAAGGACCTACTAGAAACAAATTTATATGAAAATATAATTGTAGTTAGAAGCATCGTTCCAACAAGAGACATTGGATTCCTTCCTGGGAATCAAAAAGAAAAATCTAAAGCATATGAGTCTCCTTATTATGCTATTTTTTCTGAATTGTTTAATAGAGGAGATGCATATGATATTTTTAGGAATAAACGAGTTATAAATTTTGTTCCTACATCATTTATTAGGGGTGTTACAATTCGTGATTCAATTATAATTGCTGATGAAGTTCAAAATTTCACATTTCATGAATGTGATTCAGTGATTACTCGTATGGGTGACAATTGTAGAATATTATTTTGCGGAGATTTTAGACAAAGCGACTTGATAAAATCTTCTGACAGAGATGGTATTCATGACTTCATGCATATTCTTAGAACAATGCATTCATTCTCAACAATTGAATTTACTCAAGATGATATTGTTAGAAGTGGTATTGTGAAAGAATATATTGTAACGAAGGAAGAATTAAACTACGATTGATGCTGGAATTATATTATGATAGAATTAGATCTATGGCAATTCCCAGAATTAAGTACAGAATATATAAATGATAAAAGGGTTTATGTAACACCCCAAGGAAACAAATATTTTTCTGTTACAACTATTCTGGGAATACTTTCTGAAAACTCTAAGGGATTGAGAGATTGGAAAGAGCGACTGGGTGAAGAACAAGCAAAACGAGTTGCAGGGATAGCTGCTCGTAGGGGTGATGGCGTACACAAAATTTGTGAAAATTTTTTGCTTGGTTTAGATTACAAAAAAGAATCAAATCCTATAACTCTATCAATGTTCAATACATTGAAACCAATTTTGGAAACCAATGTTGATGTGGTTCACGGATTGGAATTTGCTATGTTTTCTGATGAACTTCAGACGGCAGGCAGAGTTGATAATCTTTGCAAATGGAATGGTGTTTTATCCATTTTAGATTTTAAAACAGCATCAAAACCTAAACTAAAAAATCATATTATAAACTATATAATTCAGACAGTTTGCTATGCAATCATGGTCGAGGATTATTATATGTGTGATGTTCCACAAGTTGTCATTCTTATAGCTGTAGAAAATGATAACCCACAATTATTTGTGGAAAATACCTCTGAATGGCGAGATCTGGTCAAAAAATTCTTTAAATCTCAATCAGTTAGAATATTTAAAGAAAATCTATTAACCGCTTGATTTAATTTACTCTACATTGTAGTATATAAAAATGAAAATTGCATTTGGAAGCGACATTCACCTGGAGTTTGGCGGCTGCGTGCCCCTTCTACCAGAAGGCATAGACGATTCAGATATCGACGTCTTGATTTTAGCAGGAGATATTTCTGTACACAGATCTTATAGCACAGCTGACTCTGAATTTTTGCTGAAGAGTGCAGATCAAGGAGCAACGGATCACTTTTGGAGGAACGTTGCTAGACGATTCAAGAAGGTTTTTTATATTCCTGGTAATCATGAGTATTATTACTCAGAATACTCACAGCTGATTCCAACAATTCAAAAATATTTTGAACATTATGGATGGGATAAGAAAATAACTGTATCGGATAGAATTTCTGAGTTAATTGAAGATGTACATTTTGTGGGAACCACATTGTGGACAGATTTCAACAATGCGGATCCTATGACTTTATTTTCAATAAAGAACATGATGTCTGATTTCTATCTTATTCAGCACAAAGATGAAAAGTTTTCTCCAGAAGATGCTCTATATTATCATTGTGTGCAACGTGACTTTATAGCGAGAGAAGTTGCGGGTAAAGATAATGTAATTGTGTTTACTCACCACGGACCTACTTACGGATCAATTCATCCCAAGTATAAAGGAAATGATTTCCATACAAAGATGATGAATGGTGCATATGTCTCAAACCTAGAAAATTTGATACTGGATAATCCCCAAATCATTCATTGGATCCATGGGCATACACATGAAGATTTGGATTATTTTTGTGGCGAAACTAATATAATTACAAATCCTCGCGGCTATTTTAACGCAGAAATTTTTGATATTGATTTTAAATTGAAAGTGATAGAGCTGACCTAGTATTATAAATATTGGGTCAGCCCCTTCTTCTACTAAGATGAAAAAAGAAACTTTACATATAAAGATTCCTCGTGTCAAGCGTAGGGCGTTAGAGTTGTATAATAACAACACACCCTATAAGCAAAAAGTGGAAAAAGATCAAACTACCTATTCACGTAAGAGAAAGCATTCGAGAATGCTTATTGAGGAGTGATGATGCAGATCAGAATTACGGGCAAACTTGATAAAGAAAAGAAAGCCATGTTAAGAGAAGCCACAAACTTCTACGCTGATCTTCTAAACTTATCACCCACCTTACAAAGAAATATCTCACTTGAAATTCAACTTGTTTCTGATCTGTTGAAAAATTCTCATGAGCTCGGAAATTGTTCTTGGGTAGATGATTATGTTCGACCTAGAGAATTTGTAATTCAAATATCAACACACAGTCCTACCAAAAGATTTCTTCTCATGACACTCGCACATGAAATGGTGCATCTAAAACAATTTGCTAAATGTGAAATGGTTTACTTTAGAAGAGATTTTGAGAAAATAAAATTTCTTAATAAGATATATGACTGCAGAAAAATAAGTCACTGGGATTCTCCGTGGGAAATTGAAGCAGAAGAAAAAGAACATACTATGTATAAAACTTTCTGCAAATATTTGAGAGATAAAGAAAAACTCTGTTTACAGTAAGAGGGTATTATGAAAACTTTTATATTTTTAATTCTTGTTTCATTGCATGTATATGCAGATCCTCTTCATGTAGAATCAGATATATATGAAACCGTTGAATTGGCTTTTTCTGATTTAGATGATAAGATAGCAACACAGACACATATTATGTATTCACAGAAATGGGGTCCTATGCTATATACTGACTTCATTGAATATTATGATGATTATAAACCTTTCATGTATAAATCGGCCATTCTTTCTTTGAAGGAAAGTGAAGAGGGTTACATGTTTATTATTAATCTTGATGTAGATATGGATTTTAATCCTATTGAATTTAAAGAATATGTAAAAGAAAATGAAGCTTCTGAAGGGTTGATTAAAATATAGTACTTGCATTAATTTATTTGTTATGATAATATAATTAAAAATTAAAATGGAATGTGAAATGAAGGATTTTATTTTTGATATAGATGGCACCCTTGCCGATCCAACTCATCGTAGACAGTTTGTGCGAACTCAGCCTAGGAATTGGCCAGCATTTAATGCTGGGATAATTCATGATGCTGCTCATGAGCATGTAATTTTTATTCTAAATACCCTGCATTCTGTTGGGCATAGAATTATAATTGCAACCGCGAGACAAGAGTTTCAGCGTGAAATGACAGAAAAGTGGCTGCATGAAGTGGCAGGAATTCCTTTTCTCTGGGAAAAGATGTACATGCGCGCTGACAATGATTATCGAGATGACTCGATTGTAAAGAGAGAAATTCTTGCTGCAATGAGATCAGACGGATACAATCCTTACATTGTTTTTGATGATCGTGACAGAGTTGTTAGCATGTGGCGTGAAGAAGGTATTAAGACGTTTCAGGTTGAACCAGGAGACTTTTGATGATTGATTCAATTATTTCTATTACATTGACTGCAATTCTTTTTTTCGGTCCTAGAAAGCTGTCAGAAAGAGTTTTAGGTGCTTTCCTTTAAAAAACACAAATACACTAGCAAGCGGAAATATAAGAAAATAGATCAGCTTGCTAGTGTTGTAATCGTAATTGCTTGTATAGCAATATTGATTAAAATTTTTATTAATACATTTTTATAATGAACATTAAATTTCCTTCCATACAGAACATTTCTCAAGTAAGAGATTTGATTGCTTCCAAGCAAGAATTTATCATTGCTGAGCGAGAATGGTATTCCGTTGTTAACTACCTTGTGGCTATGCCAGATAGTTTCATCGGGTCGAATGATGAAGAAACTGCACTGTTGCGCGAATGTCGCGGGCTTATATTTTGTAACAAGAGCGGCCGTGTAATTTCTCGCCCGTATCATAAGTTTTTCAACTTGAACGAGAAGGAAGAAACTCAAAAGCATAATGTAAATTGGAACAATCAATTTTCTGTGCTAGAAAAGCTTGACGGGTCAATGATTAGAGCTATTGCTATTCCTGGTACCAACGGAGAATTTCGTTTAGGAACCAAGATGGGTATTACTGATATTGCATTGCATGCCGAAAGATTTGTAGCTTCTCGTAAAGAGTATATGCAGTTTATTAAGCAAGCTGTTCAATTGGATATTACTCCTATTTTTGAATGGTGTTCAAACAAGCATCAAATTGTTGTTTCACATTCTGAAGATAAGTTGGTTCTAACTGCTTTGCGTGACAATTATACTGGAACATATTTAAATATATACCAAGATGATTGGGCCGTAGATGTGGTTGAAAGATATCCTTTCACTGAAATTGATTTGCTTGTAGATCATTGTAAATCGTTAGAAAATGCTGAAGGATATGTTATCCGTTTCCATGACGGGCATATGCTCAAGGTAAAGGGTGATTGGTATCTACAATTGCATAAGAGCAAGGATAGAATTCGTTTTGAAAAGGATGTGATTGATTTGATCTTGTCGGATACAATTGATGACATAAAGCCATTTCTTTTAGAATTTGATTTGAAAAAGATTGAAAAATTTGAAAAGGAATTTAATGAGGGGATTTTAAATTCAGCAGCTAAGATGGGACAATTTGTAACAAATCATAAAGGATTGACTCGAAAAGAATTTGCAGCAGTGTTGAATGCATCAAGCAAGATTTTTTTGAAAGCAAATGCTATCATGTGGAAAATTTATGATGGCAAAGATCCTCTTCAAGCCATAAAAGATATGGTGGGTCGTAATACATCATCTCAAACAGCAGTTGAATCTGTAAGATTCTTATTTAATGCAAAATTCAAAGGTGATTGAAATGCCTCTCTTTTATATGATGATCGGAGTTCCAGGTAGTGGAAAGTCTACCTGGATTAAAAACTTCTTAGAGTCAAAGAATTATTTTGATGAGTGGGTGATTTTATCTACAGATAATTGGATAGAGGAATATGCGGCTAAAAACGGATTGACTTATAATGATGCTTTTAGAATTAAAGGTGTATATAGTCAAGCATCCAGCGATTTGAATGAGAAACTCAAAGAGGCAATTAAAAATGATAAGCACATTATTTGGGACCAGACCAATACTACGAAAAAATCCCGCATTTCTAAATTGGCTTCTATTCCTGCAAAATACATTAAGAATGCTGTTTTCCTGAGATCACCCGATTCTCAAGAATTGTCTCGCAGACTTAAGTCGCGACCTGGAAAGGAAATTCCTATTTCGGTTTTGCGACAAATGGAAGAAAACCTAGAAGAACCTACATATGATGAGGGGTGGAATGTCATCATAAAAAATTGAGAAAAGTAAATGGGTGGGTTAGCAGTATTTTGTATTTTTATGTTTTGTTTGATATATTTTTTGAGGAAGTAAAATGTTTACATTGATTACTACTATTGTCTGTTTTGTAGTTTTTGCAGTGGTGTGGGTATCACAGGTTATTATTCCGTTGATGAATGGGCAAAACCTTTTCCCATGGTTCCGACACAGGAAAATTAAAAAGGATCTTTCAGACGTAGCTAATGATTATGAAAAGGTGAAGTATGAACGAGATCTAATAAATCAATATGAAAATTTGATTGATGCTGATATGGATAACAAAGAAAAGCTTATCGTGATTGATGATAAGATTAACAAGAATAGTTAATAATATAGGAATTTATTTAAAATGAAAATGATTGGTATTATTTTTAGTATTATTATAGGTTTGGTTGGCGCAATTCTCACGGGTTCAATTTTTGAGAACCTAGATGCTAATGAATTGATGGTCATTCAAAGTCCTATTAAAGGTGTCCTTACAGTTCACACAGAAGCAGGCATGAAGTGGCAAGGATTTGGTAAAGTCACAAAGTATAAGAGACGTTCAGAATACAATTTTTGTAGTGCAGAACATATTAAAAATTGCACATCAGAAAATCCAGCCAAAAAGCTTCGATTCAATGATGGTGGCCATGGCGATCTTTCGGGTGCAGTTTCATGGCAAATGCCATTGTCTGAATCAGATATTATTAAGGTGCATCGAGAATTTGGGTCGCAGCTAGGAATTGAACAGCAAGCTGTTGCTAAGATGATTGATTCAGCAGTGTATCTTGCAGGCCCCTTGATGAGTTCAACTGAATCATCAGGTGAGCGTAGAGCTGAATTGGTTCAATACATCAATGACCAAGCAGAAAACGGTGTGTATGTAACTAAGCCTCGCACGACTACTATTGAAGATCCTATTACGGGTGAAAAGAAGTCTACTGTTATAACAGAAATAGAACATGATAAAGCAGGCAATCCGAGGAGGCAACAAGGATCTATTCTAAAGGAATATAATATTAAGCTTTTGCCTATGTCAATTTCAGGAATTGATTACGATAGAGTTGTAGAAGAGCAGATTAAGCGCCGACAAGAAGCAACAACTGCTGTACAGATTGCTATTGCAAATGCACGCAAAGCTGAACAGGATGCATTGACTATTGAAAAGCAAGGCCAAGCTAGTGCTGCCGAAGCTAAGTGGAAGCAGGAAACTATCAAAGCACAGATGGTTACAGAAGCACAGCAAAAGCTAGAAGTTGCAACCCTTGCAGCAGAAGAAGCTGAACAATTTAAGCGTGAGCAAATTCTTCGCGGCGAAGGTGAAGCTGAACGAAAGAGATTGGTCATGGAAGCTGACGGCGCACTTGATCCAAAGCTTCAAGCTTATATTTCAGTGAATGAAATGTATGCGAATGCTATTGCAAATTATAAAGGTCAATGGGTTCCGAGTGTAGTTATGGGCGCGAGTTCATCGGGTGAAACGAGCAACGGTGCTCAAGATTTGATAAATCTATTGACATACAAGACCGCCAAGGACTTGAGTCTGGATCTATCAATTAAAGGAACTACATCTAAATAAATTAAACAATAAACCACAAAAGGGACGCAAGTCCCTTTTTGTGTATGGAGAAAGAAATGACTAAAGAATTTCTATCAGAATATAAAATAGAAGGTAAGGACAAATTTATATCTGATCCACCTATCAATGAAGCTTCGAAAAAGTTAATTTGTCCTGTCTGCGGAATATCATTAGCAACATTGCAATATTATTCTTGTAGTAAAGAAAAATGTCCTGTGTTTCATTCGCCAGGAACCCTATAAAAAACAATGATTAGCAGAAGGAGATGTCTATGCAATCAATTAGAAAAATGTCAGTTGTCTTATTATATAAGAACGGAGACAAAATAAAGTATACGGATGTAGACGCCATGTACTCAGCATTCGAAACAGGTAGAGGTGAGATTCTACACTTAAGATTGCCAGAAGATAAAATCTCTATAGAAATCAATGAGTTAGAATCATTTGTAACGTGTGACTAACTTATTGATTCTAAAGGAAAATAAAATGCTTGATTTCTTTTTTTAATTCCTGTAGTATATTCACATAATGGAAAACAAGAAGTTGTCTGGTTGAAAAGAATAGTGCTTGACATTATTCTTTAATTAAATTAAACTGTAATTGTGAATTGAATCCTAATCGGAGATTATATTATGTCGCACTTGGTTGAAACTATGGCCTACGCTGGCGAAACCCCTTGGCACGGTCTTGGTAAGGCTGTCAGCAATGATCTGACTCCTGATGAGATGCTCGAGGCTGCTCAGCTCGATTGGTCTGTAGAGAAGGTTCCCGCCTTCGCAAATATTAACGGCAAGGACGTTCCCATCGGCCGCCAGGCCCTCGTCCGTGACCTTGATAACAAGATTCTGGACATCGTGTCTGATGATTGGAATCCTGTTCAGAACGCCGAAGCGTTCGATTTCTTCTCTCAGTTCGTGGAAGCTGGCCACATGGAAATGCATACGGCAGGTTCGCTGCGAGGTGGGCAGATTGTTTGGGCGCTCGCGAAGGTTAATGACTCCTTCGAGTTGTTCAAGGGTGACCGCGTCGATTCCTATCTGCTGTTCACCAATCCGCACCGCTATGGTGACTCGATTGACGTCCGCCTGACGCCGATCCGCGTGGTGTGCAATAACACTCTGACCCTTTCGCTCAGTAAGAAAGCTGAAAACATGGTGAAGATGTCTCATCGTCGTAAGTTCGACCCTGAGGCGGTTGCGCTGACTCTCGGCGTCGCGAAGGAAAAGCTGAATGTCTACAAGGAAGCAGCTTCTTTCCTGGGTTCCAAGAAGTACAAGGCTGCCAAGCTGACCGAATATTTCAAGGAAATCTTCCCGCTCATGACTACTAAGGCTGGTAAAGAAGATAAGGTTCTCTCGCGCAATGCGTCACGCGCTCTTGATGTTATCAAGTCGCAGCCTGGCCACGAGTTCGCTGAGGGCACCTGGTGGCAGGCTTTCAACGCGGTCACTTACATGACCGATCACCTTATCGGTCGCAACACCGATAACCGTCTGACCTCGGCTTGGTTTGGAACCAACAAGGTTCTTAAGACCAAGGCGCTGGAAACAGCAGTCAAGTTCGCGGAAGCGGCTTAATCTTCAGGGGGCTAGAATTCTAGCCCCTCCTTTCATCGGAGAAAGAAAATGGAAGATCGCATTTCTATCCGCCAATGGCTTGAAAATTTTAGAGCTGGCAAATATGCCAGCGCAGACCGAGAAACGCAATGTGATGCGGGGTGGTATGATTGGTTCTGCCGCGACGATACTCTTGCAATACGTTTGTATAAATTGGCACCAAAGGTAGAACAAATCGCTAAATCTTACAAAGTTGACATTGATAAGCAGTATGTGTTTTTCAAGAACAACTGTCCAATGTATGGAAAGCTTTATGATGATTTTAGGATTTGTGATATGGAAACAAGAAATGTAATTTTTACAGTAATTCCTAGGACGGGATTTGCTTCAGCCCCCAATCGTGAGCGTGCTGAAGTATGGGGTGAAGATCCAAACTTCGGGGACTTTGATAAG